CGTGAAAGCGTTCCCCATCGACGAGATCATCTCGTTGACGTGCTCCTCGCCGTTGATCACCGTTACCGGAGACCTAAGGTCAAGAAGTAGGGCTGACCACTCGAATGAGAACAGCGCAATAACAAGTTGTTTAGTTACGCTGTCACTCGCTGACGAAAGATCGATAGTGGCTAACGAGCCATCCGCCGATCCCACTCTAGCCAGTCGCTGATTAAGCGACTGGTCGTTGAGATTTACTCCAACCCGCCTAAGGCGGGACCTGAAGTAATCGCCTACTGCCTTCTGGCAGTACATGTTAAGATCGGGCTCCTTACAGGCGCACCGATCTATTTCGGACGACTTGGGCACCGTGAACATAACATTCCCCGGAACGATCGTGAGATCGCGGGGCATCGCTTGCACAGAACGTGACATGCGAATGTAGTGCCATACGGCATCAGCTGTTATGTCCGTCCCTTCCTGGTACTTTCGAGGTACCTGCCCGACCGACCTCCGCAAGGAGGTTGACGCGCCACCAGAGAAAGACCCTGAGAACGTAACGTCCTCAGGATCCCCTAGCAGCTTGTGTAACTCGGTAGAACACCATTGCACAACGTCGAGTGCGGACACCGGAAAACCGGCGTGAGAAACGAAAAGAAAATCGTCCTCGTCCGCATGCATTATGCGCTGATTGGTAGCCCGATTTCGCTCCTCGCTGGCCAGCCATTTGGCTATGGCCCGCGATTCACGCACCTGGTCGCTCACGGAGCCGGCAAGATCTGCCGTCTTCGCCTCGAACTGTTCGAGGAGGTAAGCCTCCTTGAACAACGCTGAGGAACCAGCTAGCTGACGTAGCTCGCTGGAGAACTCAAGATACGTATTGCGGGGGATATCACGCAAGCTTGGCTTTTCGCGTTTCTGTCGATGAGTCAACTTTGTTGTCCTCTACTGTCTATACCCGGGTTATGTCAAACGGGGGGAATCCCCGAACCCCAGGCGCCGATAAGGCGTATCCACTAACCGGCGTTTACCGCCAGAACAGGAGAGCTGCAAACCAGCAACCCACCAGTAGGATATACACGACCACATAGAGGTCCATGAGAAGGACCTCTAGTAGACGCCCTCGAGTTTCACGAGGGTATCGTTCACGAGCGACTTGCTCGCATCAAGGGAGGACTGG